TTCGGCCATTTCGTTTACTCCTCTATGTAGTTATTTTTTAATATAAATATACGGAGTTTTGCTGAAACCTATGCATTTGATGGACTAAAAGTACCACTTTCCAAATCAACCGTTCCGGCTCCGTATTTTTCGTTCAATTTCTGAACTAATTCTTGCTCTTTTTCTTGCAGTCCAACATAATCATTTTGAATATTTTCTTCTGCATCTTTTAAAGAATTTAATCGTTGTTCTGTTAATAATAGTTCAACTTTCATTCTTCCAAATTCTAGAACTTTGTTAGCATGTGCATCACGTAGTTCTTTAATTTTATCCAACTCTTCTGTTGTAAACTTGATTTCATTTGCCATAACTTTTTTTCTCCTATTTTATTTCATATATAAATATGCTGTTTGTAATTCAAAATTGCATTAAAAATCTAAAAATATTAATGATTTAACCAATATTCGTCGCTTTTTTCTGATGGGTCTACAAAATGGTCTGGCGTTTTTATTTCAGTTCCTTTAAACTTAAATTTTCTGTTTTTAGCTAAATGTTCAAAATCTTTCCTATGAATATCTTTTTCGCCTTTATCATTACCATCCCAACCACCTGGCGGTGGATTGATAACATCAACACCAAATTTAGAAACTGGATTTGCAAATGAAACTTTCTTAACTGAAAATTGTTTTTGCATAGTAGACTTATGAAGTTCTGTTTCCATTAATAATGTTGCTTTTGTTCTTATTGGTATTGTAGCTCTAACCAATCTATCTTCTCCTGGCATATTAACTGTTTCAAATGAATAATCGTCTAGGTATGTATTGAACTTCCAAGTTGTACCCCATGCAAATCCACCGGTGGGCATTATCTGCTCAA